GGCGGTATTGGAGCAGCAGCACGTGTGTGTGGACGCAGTTATCAAGCACTCAACAAGTGGAGGCTAGCAGCTTCGTTACCACGCACGGATTACACAGGTGAAACGAAGTACGCGAAATTGCTTGCTGCAGCTGCTCGAGAAAAAGGAAACCCATTCGACGCCGATTGGCTGCTTGGAAAATCTGCACCGCAGAAAGCTGCATAGAAAAAAGGCGACCCAAGGGTCGCCCAGTTTCTCCCGACAGCATCACCACAATGCAGTCGGGTCGCGATGTCGGAAGGCGAGCACACCACATGCCGCCGACTTTCGTCGCGTTTCCAAGGCTCGGAAGCCTTGGTGTTGCTGCCGTTCTTACCACAGAGCTGGCAGCTGTTGCGCCACGGGTGAACAACGGATTGTTCGCCCCGGCACGGTGCCGGTGTTGGTCTTACGAACCTAGCCGGCTTTGGGCCTCTCCAGACCACGCGGCAAATGTATCACCAACTTCTGTCGCGCGGCACTGGCAACTTTTAGGATTAATGCCATGAGCCGTATCGCTCTCAGTTCTCTGGAACGGGCGCAGCGGGAAATCCTGCCGCTCGATTTAGCGCTGTACCACGCTGCTCGCGATTACCCGGGCGGCGCTGCTGCCATCGCTGCCACGACCGGTCGTAACCCGACCACGCTGCAACACAAACTGTCGCCGACCCACCCGAGCCACTCCATCAACATTCAGGAATTCGGCGAGATCCTCGAACTGACCAAGGATCGCCGCATTCTCGATGCGGTGCATGCGCTGGTCGGTGACACGATCTGGCAGGAGCTGGCCGACACCTACACCAACGACATGCCCGAGACCCTCACCACCGGCATCGCTGAATACTTTCGCCAGGTCGCGGATCTGGCCGAAACCTGGGCCAAGAGCATCGGTGACGGTGTGGTGACTGATCAGGAACTGGCGGCGATTCGCCTGCAGGTGTTCCGGGGTATTCAAGGTCTGCTGGGTTTGTTCAACCGCGCCACCTACGTCAACCAGACGACGCGAGGTGCTGACCGTGGCTGACATCGCTGATTTCGCCAACGATCTGGTGCAGGAACGTATCGATCAGGCCATGGCCGCGCGCAGCGCTGCCAAGGCCGAAAGCGCTGCCCATTCTTTGCTGTTCTGTGAAGCCTGTGACGATCCAATCCCGGAAGCGCGCCGCCTGGCCCAGCCGGGTTGCTCGCAGTGCATCAGCTGCCAATCCCTTTCTGAGCGGGGGATTCAGCATGCTCGATGAGGTATTGGGCCAATTCGCCGATTACGGTCTGGAGCCAGCGCAACCGCTGGTGTTCGGCAAGCTGACCCGCTGCAAGACATCGCAGGACAAGGGCAAGGAAAAGAACGGCTGGTACGTAGTCCACGAGCAGCGCACGGAGAAGGGCGACACGCTTATCTTCGGCGCTTTCGGTGACTGGCGTTCGGGCGAGACGCAGAAGATCAAGGTCAAGGCCGGTCGTATGTCGCCGGAAGAGCGCGAAGTGATGCGCGCTCGCCAGGAAGAAGCCAAGCGCCGCGCCGCCGAAATCGCGAACAACGCTGCGCGGCGGGCCGCGAAGAGGGCGCAGGGTTTGTTTGAGCGCATGCCGACCACCGGGCGCAGCGATTACCTGGACCGCAAACAGATCGTCGGCATCAACGTGCGATACGCGCCACGCACCGGCGCCGTGTTGGTCCCAATGAAGAACGCCCGTGATCAGATCATGGGCCTGCAGGTGATCTTCCCGAGCAAACAGGAAGACACCGGCCGCGACAAATCCTACTGGCCTTACGGCATGGCGAAGGAGGGCACCTTCCATCTGCTCGGTCCGCATCCGGTACCGGGCGAACCAGTACTGGTCTGTGAGGGTTACGCCACCGGCGCCAGCCTGCACATGGCGACGTCGCTCGCCGTCGCCGTGGCCTTCGATGCGGGCAACCTGTTGGCCGTGTGCAAGGTCATGCGCGAGCGCTTCGCCGGTTGCCCGCTGATCATCTGCCGCGATGACGACTGGAAGACCACCAAGCCCAACGGTGATGCCTGGAACCCAGGTGAGGAAAAGGCGAGCAACGCCGCGCTGATCGTCGGTGCCCAAGTCGTCGCGCCGATCTTCGCGGTCGAACGTCACGACAAGTGGACCGACTTCAACGACCTGCACGTCGCCGAAGGCCTCGACGCGGTTCGCCGTCAGGTGCTGGCCGTGGTCCGTCCACCGGCTGCCGGTGGCTGGAAAGATCAGCTGGCCCGCAGTGAAAGCGGCGCCTTGATCGCGCACATGCAGAACGTCGAATTGATCCTCGCTCACGACGAACGCTGGGCCGGGGTGATCAGCTACTGCGCCTTCAGCTCGAAGATCGTCAAGCTGCGGACTGCTCCTTATGGCGGTGGTACCGGCGAGTGGGCCGACATCGACGACGTGCGCGTGATGAAGTGGCTCGCGCAGCAGTACAACCTGCGCGTGAAGTCCTCGCACGTGATCGAGGCCGTCAGCGTCGTGGCCCATGACCATGCGTTTCATCCGGTGCGCGAGTACCTGAAAAAACTCGAATGGGATCGCGTGCCGCGCCTCGAGCGGTGGCTGACGGACGTCATGGGCGTGAAGGCAACCGACTACACGTCCAAGGTCGGCAAACGCTGGATGATTTCGGCTGTGGCGCGAGTGATGAAGCCCGGCTGCAAGGCTGATTCGGTGATGATCCTCGAAGGCGTACAAGGCGCCGGTAAGTCGACCGCGATGAGCGTGCTTGGCGGTGAGTGGTTCATGGACACGCCGTTTGCCCTTGGCGACAAGGACGGCTTTCAGGCGATCCGCGGCAAGTGGATCGTCGAGCTCGGCGAGCTGGACAGCTTCAACAAGGCCGAGAGCACCAAGGCCAAGCAGTTCTTCTCGGCGTCCACCGACACCTACCGCGAAAGCTATGGCCGCAGAACGTTGGACGTGCCACGCCAGTGTGTCTTCGTCGGTACCACCAACCAGGACGAGTACCTCAAGGACGCCACCGGCAACCGTCGTTATTGGCCGGTGGCCTGTACCAAGGTCGACGTGGCGTTGCTGCGCGAGATCCGCGATCAGCTGTGGGCCGAAGCGATGTTCTGCTTTGAGGCCGGCGACCTCTGGTGGGTAACGCGAGAGGAAGCGCCGATGTTCAGCGAGGAGCAGGACGAACGCTTTGTGGTGGACGAATGGGAAACGCCAATTCTGACCTGGCTCGAAGAGTCGCAGATTGGTGAGACCACCACCGGCAGTGAGGTGATGAGTCAGGCACTCAAGCTCGATCCCGGTCATTGGGGCAAACCCGAGCAGATGCGCGTGGGTGCGATCCTGCATCGGCTTGGGTGGCGACGGTTCCGTTTGGGCGCCTTGAGCAAGAGCGGCCAGCGGCCTTGGGCGTACAAGAAACCGGAGGGTTGGGGCAGGGCGCCTGCGCTGGAACAACCTGAGTTCGAGGAGCCGTGCTTCGATGATTAAGGCAATCGATATGGCCCTTAAGCAATGGGCGCAGGAGCTGCACAGCGATGAAGTGGCTGCCGGTTACTCGGGCGGCAACATGGTCGCCATGATGATGGAGAGTGGTGGTCAGCTTGTGCGCGGAAGGCGCGGGAGCAGGGTGCCGCTGGAAGCTTCGCTGGACATTGAGCGCATTGTGAAGAAACGCCTCGATCCCGAGCTGATGAAGGTGGTGCAGGTGCATTACTTCCAGCCTGATGCGCCTTTGACTGCGCGTCTGGCTGAGAGTGGCTGCACACGCAACCTCTACTACCAGCGCTTGCATGACGCTCACATCGTGGTTGAGCACTTCCTCCTGGGGGAAGCGGCTTGATCGTGGGCATTACTCTGGCTCGCGCCGTCCCACTGGCCTGCCTCCGTCCCACCGCTTTTTGCAGTGGTGGGACGGGCGCAGGCCCGGTCTTTGTTGGGCTGTCCCACCGTCCCACCTTTTTCAAGCCTCCCGCCCGTGTATGCGTAGCGGGCATCAATGCGCGTGTTCACGCGCACGCGTGTTTTTAAATATTCTTTCTATACACGAGAAAAGAGAGATAAAAGTAGGACGGTGGGGCCAAGCCCCAATCTGCGGGGCTTTCAGACGTCCCACCTAGTTTTGGAGAGGTGGGACGCATGGGACGCCAGAAAAGCAAAAGACAGCCGGGATAGATATTCACCGACATTCGCCAGCCGTTCACCGGACGTAAGCCACACATTCACCGGATGGCATTAAAACGGTCTTGCTGCCACCAGAATCGACCTGTAAAAAGGGGCCATCTTCGATGGGTGCGACCGCAAAGCGCGGCAGGCCATCCACCACCTGACCCGGCCATTGCGCCGGGTCTTTTTGTTTAAGGGGCAGGGCAATGACGAACGAGCAACAGGCACTGGCAGAGATGCCGATCTGGTTGGTGATTGCCCTGTCATTGGTTGGCGGTGTATCCGGCGAGATGTGGCGCGCTGACAAGGATGGGGCGAGAGGCTGGGCATTGTTGCGCCGCCTCGCACTTCGGTCCGGTGCCTGCATCGTCTGCGGCGTGTCAGCGATGATGTTGCTGTTTGGCG